GGAAGAGGCGGAGCTGTGGAGGGCAAAGCTGGGGGATTCGTGCGGGCCGATCTGGAACGAGGCGGTGGACGGGGCGTATGTGGGAATAATCAGGATGGGCGGTTACGGGTGCAGGCACTCCCCGGACTGGATCAGCACGGCGGAGGCTATTCGCCGGAGGCCGGAGCTGAAGGCCGTTCTGCGGTAACATCGTATGCTCCATATCCAACAGAAATGGTGGCGCTGCAATTCGGGCAATTAACCTTTGCCTCGCTGCTGATCGCGTCGGAGCGATAAACGTTTGTGATATTAATCTTTCCTTGACAAGAAGGGCATTCGATTATGTACTGCATTGTACTGGCTTGGTTCAGCGCCGTCTTGTCAATGCCTACCCCGTTTTTGTAGGGGAGGTCGCGGCCCGTCATGTCTCGAACAATGTTTTGAACCTGATGAATGTAGTGCAGGTTTTTTGCAAAATAATCCCCAGCGAAAATACACAACACCGCCACCGTTCCGTCATTGCGGAATGTTCCTATTGATTCAAGGGAGACGTTATCGGAAATACGAAGAACGCACTTGCTTTTGTTAATGTTCATCGGCTCGTCGGCCTTCTCAAACCCCATCTGCTCCACTAGCTTTTCTTCCGTGATCTGAATTGGCTTCCATTCTGCTTCTCCTTTTTCTATCCAATGAATGTGCGCACCGGTGATCTGCGTCTCTACCCATCCTTCCGGGGAAAAGGTTCTGAGGAAAACGATGTTGCCTATTCGTAAGTCGCGTGCGTCGATCATGTGATAGGATATTTGTGGATGATGCCGCCAATGAAAACTACCGTGGCGTTGGGTTCCGGGCGAAGCGTTACTGAAGAAATCTCACCAAAAAAGTCCGGGGGATTGAACGTGCAATTTACTCCCGGCTTTGGGATGAACGGCTCTATTTCTCCGCTCCAAAAGTTGTGGTTACCGTGCTCGTCAATGATGCCGTTTACGTCGTCGGCCATTACACAAAGCTACTTCATTTCAGCGTTATCCCCGCCTCGTTCGCCATCCTTTCTTTCAGGTGCGCCCGCAATTCTAACCGCAGCGGCTGGGGCAGGGAAAGCCATTCGTGGAACGCCGTTTCCAGTTCCATCCCGGATAGCCGTTCCTGCATCTGCAACAGCGTGACGAAGTTGCCGGGAGAAAGCTGGTATAACTGTTCTGTCATTGTTCGTACAAGGTATTAAATGTAGCGATCAGTCCGTACTTAAAGGCGTCGGAAACGTGCCCGTATTTCTGGTAGGACGTGCCATTTACTTTGTCCTTCACGACCTGCTTGAGCGGGCCGCCGTCCGGGCCTTCTTTCAGGAATTCAAGATCGATGATCAGCTTCTTGCACCGCGGGTCGATGAACACCTCGATGTTCGGGAACCCTCCCGCCAGCAGTTTGTTCACGAAATCCCGCGACTGGATCAGGTTCGGGTTGCGGATCAGCGTGCGGTCGCTCGATGCGGAAACGTACTTGAACAGCGTTCTACGGATAACGTCGTAGTTATGTTCCGTTGTGGCTGTGTTCTTGTTCTTGCCCGTGGCGTCGCCCGTGTAGAACAGCCCGCCTTTCGGGTTCTTGGCAAGGTATTTTCCCTCCAGCTCAAGGCAGGTGGCTTCGGTGTTGTTCTTCGGGGATTCGCAGATGATCTCGTCGAAGAAGCGCACATGATACACCCCTTCGACCTTTACCACCTGGAACAGCAAGCAGGACATGTACGGGTTTACGTTGAAGTCGAACGCTGCGTGAATCGGCGCGTCTTTCAGGTACGGGCAGGCTTTTACGTTCTCATCCCGGCCAAACCCTGAGTAATATTCGCCTCCCGTCTTTGCCACCGGGGAGCCATAGATGAGCATGTTGATCCGGTTCTGGTTTCCCGCATACGTGCTGAGCAGGTCCGGGATGTAGTTTTTCGGCAGATTGCCCTCGTTGTGGTACGTGGAGGAAATCACCACTTTCTGCCCGTCCTTTACCCGCTGGTAAAAATCGTCCTTTGAGAAGATGCGCCGGTGGATGTCCTCCACTATTTCCTGATCGCAGATGTTGAACATTTCATTGAGCCAGTCCACCTTTGCCGGGGACGTGAGGAAGTAGCGCGGGTTCCAGTCCACGTACCCGGGCTTTGGCTCATGTGCGACGTCGCCGGTTTGCTTGTTTATCCAAAGGCCGACCTGGCGCACGCGGGGGATGACCGTTTCCGTTACCGCCTCTTCTTTCGTGTCCTTCGTTTCATCGAGAATGCACCAGCCCCACTCCGCCCCGTCGATGGCGCTGTAGTTATCCATCGACCCGGTGAAGATCACCGCCCCGTTATCGAAGGTGATAACCTTGTTGTATCGCTCGAGCTGTTCGCCGAACTTTATCCACTCTTTCGGCGGGGTGATGTTGACGCGGTAGTTTATGTCCCGCTTCCACCCGAACATCCCTTCCCACACTTTGAACACGCGGCGCAGGGTTGACCCGGAAAGCTGGTCCAGCGTGTTGGCGCCGATGAACCCGCATACGTGGGGATGGTTCAAAACGAAGTCGGCGGAAAGCAGTCCGGCAACGTGGGATTTTCCCGAACCGACGCCGGCGAGAAATAGGTTGAACTGCTCGCAGCTGGAAAGGATCTCGTCCTGAGGGGCGGAGACTTCTATTTGCCTATCCTCTGGCATGCGCTTTTCTTAACGCCATGAACTCGGAAAACGGGATGGCGACAACGTATGATTCGCCATCTTTCACGCGGATCGTCGTCAGTCCCTTTCTCTCTGCGGGGTTCGCGCCGTAGATAAAACTGAACTCGTAGAATGATTTCGTGAAGTCGAGCTGGTGCTCCTCAAGATCTTCGAACGGAATTTCTTTTGAAACCCCTTTGGCCGCGAATATCGTGTTGCAGAAAAGCAGCCCGTCCTCAACCCAAAATGTTTTTTCGACGCTCATACCATTTTCTTTTTAAACTCTTTCAGCAACTTCTTGAACTTGCGGTGCGCGTTCGCTTCGTTGATTGCGGTGCAGTACAGGCACATGGGCGCTGTCTTTACCTGTAATCGACGATCTGCTCCGGGCGCGATGAGCACGTCCGTGGTGGCCGGCTCGACCATCCCGGTGCGGATATCCAGCTGCCACACCTTTTGCCCCGGGAACAATCGCTGCTGCCCGATGTGCTGCATCGTTCCTTTCCTTACCTGCTGCTCGACGCAGAACGGAACCTTTTCTTCAAGCGGCTGCGTTTCTTTCATTGGTGCCAGATGTAATCCTTTTTCAGCAGGTAGTCGTAATTGTTGAAATCCTTTTCATCCGGCCGGCGGACGTACAGGTGAACGGGGCAATGCACCTGCAAAAAGTTGGGGTCGAGGATGTAATTGATCGACGTGCCGACGGTATGGATTTCCGCTGCGTTCTCGAATATCCTTCCCCAGTCCAACAGCGTGTATCCCTTGATCTGCCTGAGCTCGATCACGCGCACGCCTTTCGGCGGAGCAATAACAACCCGGCCGCTGCGGTTGTGCCGGAACGTGGTGTTGACCACCGCGTACTTTTCCCCGGGATTAACGCCCATCTGCTGCATGAGCATTTCTTCGGCCTGCGTGTCGCGCTTCCATGTCACGGAGCGCCAGTCGAAGTAATCCATGCCCATCATCGTGTACTTGGCACGCATGCACAGCGGGTCGACCTTTCCCTGGTTACCAGCCCAGCGCAGCGGGATGATCTTGTAGTTGTCGGTTTCCACGTAGTTCCGGTCGTCGTAGTTGATCTTCAACAGGTCGCGGGGGATCCACGTTATTTCCGGCCAATGCTTCCAGATGGGGCCGTATTCGTCGATGTACGGGTGGATCACGGTGTGCCCTTCTGCGATAAGGCGGCGGTAGATCGGGATAGCGAATATGATGTCGCCGAGGCCGTGGAAGGCGTTGATGATGATGGGCTTTTTCATATCCATGTAATTAATGCCGTCCAGCGCAGGAACGAAAGCGTGAGAAAACGGATGCTCCTTTTGGTTGGCTTGTCGTTGATGAAAATCCGTCTGCTGCGATACACTACCGAGGGGAGAACCGCCCAATCGCTTTTGGTGTAGACCGTTTTTGTGTTCATCGCTTTTATGGGTTAATCCTGGTAAAGTCTCGGCCGTTCAAGGACTGGAGATAACGCAACCGGCTCTTTTTCTTTCAGGGTAATAACGAAAAACAAACAGTCACTCTTTTCGTGATAAAAGCATATCGGCGTTTCGCCATCCGTTTTGAGGACAAAGTCACTTTCGCTCATTTTCTCTTAGGATTAGCCGGCGCGAACCCCGTGCCGGTGAAGTCTACGTTATACCCGTGGAACCCGAACTGCCCGCTGTACTTGTTGGCCGGGGCCGGGGTGGCATGCGCCTCGATCGCGAACCTGTTGGCCACGTCTTCCGAGGCGAACCGCATACCCATCTCCTCCAGCTTTTCGCGGTACGTCCTTCCGATGTGCATGTCCTCGGGATGCACATGTACGAAGTCCGGGTGCTGTAGCGCGGTGAGCAGGCGTTTTGATCGCAGGGAGAAACCGCCGTTGCCCACGTTCTTCCCGTCTTTGTACCACCACGTCGCCCCGATATAGTCGTACTGCAGGAACTCGTCGCTCCACGCCTGCCAGTTGATCACATGCCCGTCGTACTGGATGATCAGCGCGAACTCGGTGGTGACGTAATCGGCCAGCTCCTTCATCATGAACTTGCTGTACTCGCTGCGGCTCCTGATCGGCCGGCACTTGATCACACGCGGGTCTTTCGTCGGCAGGGAGGAAAGCAGCTTCACCGCCCCGTACTGGATCTCCCGGCACGAGGCGTCTGCGGCACGGATGAGGCGGCCAATGTCCGAGCAGTCCGCGCCGATGAGCGTTACGTTTGGCAGGCTGAGGTTGGAGAAGTCGCACGCAACGTCCGGCTCCTCGTTGTGGTTCATGGAGCTGTCGAAGCCGATGTGCTGCACCACGGAAGGCGTGAGGCAGGCGACCGGCTTTCCGTCCTTCATGGCGTTGATGCAGGCCATGTGGTCCCAGTTCCCGCCCTTCTTGTATGAGGTTTCCAGCGCGGGCTCGACGTACTTCTTGTAAACCTGCTTGTTGATGACGAAGTTGATGCCACCCACGGATTTCTTCATATGGTAGCCCTTCCCGGATTCGACGATCGGGTGGCGTTCGCTTCCGTCCCGGTTGCGGTTCATGGAGTTGAAGCCTGTGACGATGTGCCCGGGGAAGCGCTTGTGCAGGTCCAGCAGCTTACCGATGAAGTCCGGTTTAACGATCGCGTCGCTGTCGAGGTTGATAGCCACGTCCGCCTTGTACCGTTCGAAGGCGTTGTGAAAAGCCAGGTCGAGGGAAAAGGACACCCGGCTATTCTTCGTGTTGCGGTGCAGCACGATCTCCACGCCCGGAAGGGTGAACCCGGCGATCATGCGTATCGTTTCCCTGTCGGTGCTGGCGTCGTCGACGATCATGAGCACGGTCCCGGATGGGAATTTCGCACGCTTGAGCGCGGCCAGGCATTGTGAAAGGTACTGCGGCCGGTTGAAGGTGGTGACGATTACTGCGACTTTCATTTCAGGTAGATGGCGATGAGGGTTACGGCAATGGTGAGCGCGGACGCGGCGGTGATCACCGCGCAGACTTCGAGGATGAGGAAGCGGGTTTTGAGCTCAGCAGGTGGCGCAGAAACAAGCGGCTCGGGGTTCTCCTTTTTAACCGGCGCAGGGGCGTCAGTTTTCGTGGCGATAACCTCAGATGTTAAGGGCTCGTTCCCGGCAGCTTTGATCTGGCCGCGGTCGATCGGCAAGCGTTTTTTGTCTTGGCTCATGCCTTTTCCGCGATTACAATGAGGGAATTATTCAGGTCCCGTCCGCTGACGAACGATCGCTTCCACACCGCCGGACGGTCGGCGAAGTACGCATGAAGGATCTCCTGCGTGAAGACGTGCCGGTGCTTGCGGTTGTACCACGGCCGCCAGTACGTCTGCGAGAAGTCGGGCAGGTAGAGAAAGATCACGCCGCCGGGAACAAGCCTTTCGTGCCAGTAGTTCAGCGTCGTCACCCAGTCCGGGACGTGCTCAAGGCAGTGCGAGGAAAAGATGAAGTCGGGCGCGATGTGCTCGGGCAGCTTGTCGGCGTCGTACACGTTTCCGTTGATCACCGGGTCGATGGGGTACACCTTGCGCCCCTCGCCGTCGGGCAGCGCCCACTCCAGCCGGTTGCAGCCGATGTCGAAGCCTACGCCCTTGCAGATTTGGAAGGCGAACGGAAAGGCGTACTGCGAGGCGAAGCCCTGCGACTGGAAAAGAGGGTAGGCGCGTTTGTCGTGGTAGATTACTTCGATCGGCATAAGGTACTTTTGCTTTTTGTTTACTCTATCCGCAAGAGGTTTTTACTTTACCTGAACATTTTCAGAGATCAACCTGTCGCGGGATGTGCATTACGTGGTACTCCGGGGTCGGTATCTTAACGTGCGGGTGCCGCATCAGCGCTTCGATAAACCGCCAGTCGTGCAGGTAGCTGTGATCCTTCCATTGGATTTTCAGGCTGCTGCGGAAAGTCACATTGCTCGTCCCGCAATGGCTGCGCGCGATCTTGCACAGGCGTTCGGCGACGGTGATGTGGTCGTTGTAGAACACCCAGTCGAAACGTGCACCGCTGTTTTCCGCCTCCGTGATGCCGGTGTGAATCTTGGTCAGGTGGTTTTCCCCCAGTGTGTCGTCGATGTCGAGGTAGGTGATCCACTTCCCGGTCGCGGCATTGGCGCCTACGTTACGCGGGACGCCGGACCACAGCGGCTGCTTCTTGATGAGCAGGCATTCGATGCGCTTGTCGTCTGCGTAATGCTCACGGATGATCTGCAGGGTCTTTTCGCAGCCGTCGGCTACCACGATAAGCTCCCAATCCTGAAAGGTTTGTGCGCGCACGCTCTCGATCGCCCGGAGAATCTTCGTGTCGCGATTCTTTGCGGCTCCCCTGTACGGGCCAAGGAACGATGGCATGACGACGGAGAAGGTCATTTGCGGCGCTTGATGGAGAAGTTGGTGGTTTCTTTGATCGTTGCGGCCAGGTTCATCTCAACCTTCTCGACGATGCGCTGCTTGAGCTTGTTGTACTCCTTGATCGCGCCGAGCTTGCTGCCGAAGTCCGCGTTCTGTGTGAGAATAAGCAAAAGCTGTTTGTCGACGAAAGCGTCGTTTAACCCCTGCCCGTCAAGCAGATCGTTTATATACGCCAAAATGTCAGCGTTGGTCAACATCCTCCACGCGGAAGATCTTGCGCCTGCATACGCGCCGGGCTTGCTCACATCGATCTTGTAGGCGTCGATATAGGATTCGGTACCGTTGCCAAAGAACTCCTTGCTGACGTAGTTTTTGCAAAACGCCTGCTGCTTGAGATTCAGAACTTTCGGTGCCGTCTTTTTCATCCTATCCGTTTTTCATCGCCTCCCGAAGGCTCTGCTGCATCCGGTAATAATGCAGCCGGGCAGCCTCCACGTTGATGTCGTCGTCGGTGAGCTGGTTTTTGTGCATGAAATTCAAGATGGCCTTTTCAACGGATATTTGTATTCCCTGTGCCCGTAACCCCTCTACCCATCCGAACATCACCAGGTAGAGCGGCTGCTGGTTTATGAACTTCTTAAAGGCTTCGCCGTTCTGAATCGACATCATTGCAAAGGTGGCGAGGTTTTATGCTGCCTTCGTTGCGCTCGAAACAAAACCCTCTACAAACTCAACACAGTTTATTTTTCTTCCGACCTCGAGGATGCCTTCGCGGATGAAACTGTCTGTACTGACGACACGGTTCATTGAGGCGATGCCGTACTTTATCGAGTCGCGCGGGCGGTCGAGCTTGTCAGCGATGATGCCGTAGGAAAACTTCTTGAGGTTGCGGATGAGATACCACAGCGCGTGCCGGGCCCAGCAGACGTGCCTGGAAATGTCCTTGATGTCGTTGATCTCTTCGCGGGTGACGGAAAACACCTCGCAGCATGCGGCCTCTATTTCTTCAATGGTGATTTCGTGCGGCGTTCTGCCCGTGGATTGGGGTTCCATGGATCAAAAATACGCGCGCAAATAATCGGATTGATTACCTAAAGGTTTGTTTATACCGATTGAAAGTCTTTGTCTGTTTTTCAGCTACTCTTATCTTCGGGTATGGGAAAGCGAGAAGACGGCGGGGCCGTTCGACAGGTCCGGCGAGGATTACCCATGCGCGTGCGAAAAGCTTTTTATCGTCGCTGAATGTCATTTCGCCCGGGCCTTTGCTCATGACGAAGTTTGCGCGGTACCGGATCTTCCCGCCGATGCAGAGGTAGACGTAGAGAACGTCATGCTTTGGCGGTGAGCCGAGGCGCATCCAGTATGACATGTCCTGGTCCTGCATCGCGGTGGTGAAGTTGCGGAGCCAGTTGCGGTAACCTTTCTCACGGAGCATTCCCTGTGAGATGGTGATGATGATTCCTTCGGGGCGTTCGTTCATGGCAGGTTTTCGTGTATTGGGAACGTGATTTGCGCGGTGTCGA